TTTCTAAAAATTAATGGATTTTTTTCCATCCATAAATCAGCATTACTATAATAAATTTCTTTTCCTCTTTTACCTCCAGCACTTTTCCATAATGCATATATACTTTTTAGATCATCTTCAGACAATCCATGTGATCTTAATATTTCTAAATCTGTTTTTAAATATTTTTTAATAGATTGATCACCAGTATATTTTTTAGATAACATAGCACCACTTCTAATAATTCTATCTACACTCATAGGAACAACCATTCTTTTATTAATAGCAGTCCATTGATTTAATAAATTTACATTATAAAATTGACCAGCTATTTTATCTAAGGCTTCAAAAAATTTATCTCCTACTTTACCTAAAACTCTATTGTTTACTTCTCCAATACCAGTACCTTGTTCAACCATTCTTGATGCACCAGCTCCAGATAATGTTTCATTACCTTCTCCTATAAATCTTAACATATGTTTATTTGCTGAATCTTTTAAATCTATTTCATTTACATCTCTAATCCAACTATTTATATATCTACCAAATGCTTGTTTAAATCCTCTCGATAAAATTACTTTGCCTGGATCAGCAAATCCAGCTATAGTAGCAGTTCCCATCATTGTAATTTGTGCAAATTGTTGTATTGCTTTGACAAGTCTATTTGATGCTGAACCTATTTCCATTCCTCTAGGAGCTCTATTTAATATTGCATCTGTCATTTCTTCTATATCATCTCTTTGATAAAAAAGTTTATCTGTCATATCTTTTGGATTTAATTCTATATCATCACTATGTCTTGTAATAACATCATTAAATGCTTCGTATAATTTCATTTTACCAAATCTATCACCATCAAACATTCTTGCCATTTCTACTGCTGGACCAAATTTATTCATATATGTTCTCATTAAATCTGCACCATTAGTATCTATAAAATCTGCTATACCATTACTTTCTTTAGTAAGTAAATAATTTGGTATATCAAAATTTCTATGCATAACAAATTTTTGTACTCCTCTACCAGCTATGCCATCATAATCTTGTGCATCTCCTTCTCCTATAATTCTATTAATTATTTTTGTAGCTTGCATATCTGCTTGCAGTTTGATCATTTGTTCATTTACTTCTAATTTTATTAGTTCGCCATCTGCCATAGATAAACCAGATTTAAATTCTTTTTGTACTTTAAAAGGAATCACATCTACACTATCTTTGTTAAAAAATTTTTTCTTTGAATAAAAATTTATTATATCTAATACTTCGGTTGCTCCAATAAATTTGTTCTTAAAACTATTTGCTTTTGGTACTAAATCACTATTAAGATCTATTTGATTTTCTTCTAATGCTTCATCTTCACCAACTTTTTTTTTGTTTGAAGCATTATCTTGTTTAATTTTTTGTCTTACTGTTTGATTTCTAGGTATAGCAATCATTTTTTCAAATGTATCATCATCTACCTTACCTTTGTATTTATTCTCTATAAATCTTATTTGTCTAATTAACATATTTAATTGTTCTTTAGATATATTATTAGAAAAATCTATTTTTTCGTATTCAAATACATCATACATTTTATTATTTATACGTTTCTTTTTAAATCCACTTTTTAATAATAATGGTGCAGTACTATCATCTTCTCCAAAAAATTGAAATCGTCTATTAAAATTACCAAAATCTTTATCTCTATAATAATAATGTCTTCCATCTTCCAGTATATAAATATTTTTATTGTTTAATTTTACTATGTCTTCCGCTCTGTCTTGAGCATTAACATCTGTCACTCTATTAAAATATTCTTTAGGCATTGGCTTTCTTACTATTAAACCTACATCTGCTAAAGAATCATCAGCTGGCACTATTATTGGTTGTTTACTTTTCATTGCATCTAGTAAAGTAGCTAATCTTCCTGATGGATTTTTCATTATGTAAGGAACTATTACTTCATTATGAAATTGTTCTCTTAAATCTATTATAGTATCTACTAAATATTTTCTCATGGTATAATGATCTTCACCAGAAGGTCTGGTAAAATCTTTATTTATAGACTTAATAGAATTTTTAAGTGATAGAAGTGTTGCTTCTACATCATATTCTCGTGGTTCACTAAGTTCACTTTTCATTTTATTGTAAAAATTTTTTTGTTTAGTAGTAAATCCATTTTCAACATCATCTTTTAGTCTGTTATATTCATCTATAATGGCTTGTTGTTTTGGTGTGTATTTATGATTTAAAATTCTTTGTTCTAATATTCCCATATATTCTAATTGTTTATCTGATACACCTTCATTTTCATACATTTTTCTTAATTCAGCAAATAATCTTAAATCTGTTTTGTGTCTATCTGCATGATCTTTTTGTATTTTTTTTGATAATTGACCATAAAAAGCAGTTCTATCTCCACTTTTTTTTACCATATTTTCCATCATAGATGAATAAGATGTTCTTGTTGATTCTTCTATTTCTATATCTTCTAACACTTCATCTAATTTATTATATAAAGACTTTTCTTTTCTTATTAAAGAGAAACTAAATCGTTCTAATATTTGCATATCATGTAAAGCATTTTCTAATGCTTCTTCTTCATTTCTAATATGCATATTAACTGTTTCTGGTCTTTTAGTTTTGGGTAATTGATTTTTAAAATCATTAATATTTCTTAATCTACTTCCAGCAAAATCTGCTAGCATATCCATTTTTTTATTTAAATTTGTTGCTGTATTTAACAAACCAGCATCTTGACCTTCTTTTAGAGCTCGTTCATTTAATTTTCTAGTCACTCGAACACCTTCTAAAACATGAGGTGCTTCTTTAGCTATGACATTATCATTACCAAAGTAACTAGCTTTAATATTTGCTTTAGTAACTTTTTGCATAAATTCATCAAATGATTCAGATTTGTTAAATTTTGTTTTAATATTTTCTATAGTAAAACTTACGTTTTGTGTTGCGACTTTTCTTGGTTCTATTACACCTTTTGTACCTAACCATAAATTACGCATATCTTCTATGTATCCATAACTAGCACCATACCAATTACCTCTTAATAAATTTACTGAACCTTTTTTAAATGCTACACCACCAGCTTTTACTTTTTTTGTATTTAATCCTCCATCACCTACTACTGATAAAAGCCAATCTTCCATTTTTTGACTGTTAGTTCTATGTAAAGCATTACCTAAAGTTGTACCCCTTGCAGTAAATTCATATCCTATACCAGTTTTTTGATAACCAGTATCTAATTTTTTATTTAATCTTGGGTCTTCTTCAACTGGTACAACTCCTTCTTCTCTTAATACAGTATTAGCATCACCTTGCATAACTGGTTCTGTAGTTTCTTTTGCCATTGTATCATTAGGTGCTTTACCTTTTACTTTAGTTTTTTTTATTTTTGCTTCCATACCATCATCATAAGCAGTTGCATTAGCAATATTACTTCCAGCTCTTTTTGCAGTTGCCGCTCCAATTCCTCCACCTAAAAGACCTCCAAAAAAAGCAGATCCTCCTACTGCAAAAACTGTTTCCATTGGTTGATAAGTAGGATCATTAGGTGCTCTTACTAATTCAGTACCTACTGTTAATCCAGCAGATCCAGCACCTACTCTTAATGCTCCTTTAGCAAAACCCATTCCTATTGCTGTTGGTATAGGTATTAAATTTACAGGATCAAATATACCAGCAAATAACATAGAACCAAAACCAGAATTAATAGATAAACTATTTTTAATATTAGACATTCTTGCATATAAATTTTTATTATAATCAAACTCTTGTTGGCTTTTAGAATTAATTAAATCTTGTATTAATTCTTCAGGTTCATTTGCTAACATATCATCTGTTACTGTAAATGATGGATCATCTTTACCTATAAATGCCTGTTTAGCGGCAGATATAGATGGAAGATATGAATATCTATATTGATTACCTACATTTTCCCAAAATGATGGTGGTGTTTGTGGAGTAGCATTAAATAAATATTCACTTGGTTTAGCATTTAATTTCATTGTATTAACTTTTTATCTTGATTATATATAATTTCTAATTTATCTATTGCTTGTTCTGCTTCTACTTTAGTATCATATTCAGATATAAAACCTGTATTTACAAAATATTCAAATTTACTTTTTCCATCTACCATTACTGATTTAAAAATATTATTTGGTAATTCTTGTATTTGTCTACTAGGTACTACATAAAATTTATTATTATTTTCTATTATAGTATCAGTAAAATCTGTATTAATATTAGTGTCTGCATTATTTATATTTAATGTATAAAATGATCTATTATAATTTAACAATCTTTTTTCTGATTCGTTTAAATTAGTAAACGTATCTATTTTCTTTAAATTTTTAACTGCATTAGGTAAAGGTTGTATTTTTTGTGCAATAGGAGAAGCTAATTCTGAACTAGGACTTACTGTATCATATCTTTTTTTAAGAGCATATCCATATTTATTATTTAAATTAGTTAATTTATCAGTATGATTTTCTGGTATTGTAATAGTTATTAATTCATTATTGTCATCTGTAATTAATTGTTTATTATCTATTCCGTCTATTCTAGTTGTATATTGTACATATCTTTCATTTTCTGATAGAGATTCACTTGCAATAAATTTGACTCTATCAGGTGTAAAAGGCATACCATCTACAGTTAAAGCATCTATTAAATTATTATCATTAAATTGATTTCCTATAATATCTCCAGGTATACCTTGAAAAGATAAACTTTGTTTTGCTTTATTTAACTCTGTTGCTGTTATAGTTTTTTTAACTTCTGTTGAACTAAATAATAAACTATCTCCTTTAAAAGAAGGTGCGTTACTATTTTTAATTTTTTGTTCCCAACTATTTTTGTTTTTTTCTGCATTTAATTCAAAGTTTAATGTGCCATTTTTTTTCTTTATTTGATCTGTTACATTTAAAAATGTAAGTATTGATTGTGAATGAAAGTTATCGCTAGGAAAATATTCAGCAAATAATTCTGATTTTTTTTGTAGTTCTTGATACGGATTTCCTATTGCTAAATCTATAAATTTACCTTCTTTATTTTGAAATGAATTATTTCTATAAGTAAAATCATTTTGTAAATTAGTTACTCCACTATCATTTAACTTTTTATAAGATACATCACCAATAGTAATTTGATCAAGTATTCTATTTACTTCTTTTTTAATATCTCCTCTATCTAAATCATCTGTAAATCCTGTATTTAATAATTCTTTATATGTTTGAAAATGTATAAATTTTGATACTGCTTCTGCTAGTTTAGGTTTTTTAATGTCATCTGTTCCATCTAACATAGTATTAAAAATTATTTGTTTTACATCATCAAAAACTTGCGAGTTGCTTTTATTAACAAATCCTTCAACAGTAGCTTTTTTTGTAAATTTTTGATATATGTTTCCATAATTATTTTTTATAGTTGTGTCTTCAATATCATTACTTGTGTTTTTAAACCTTTGAATAATTTCTGTTCTATCATTTGGGTTAATGTCTGCAAATGATTTAAGTAATCCATAAGTTTCATTTGATATATTTAAATTAGATATATTTATATTTTCATCTTTTATTAATTTTAATAATGGAAGTGTAAATGAATTTAATAAATTTTCATCTCCTTCTCTTAAAGATACTTTAAATATATTTCCTATATTTTTAGATTTAAAACCACGTTCTATAAATTTTTTTATAATAGGTATATCATCTGGCTGAACTCCATTTGATATAATTTGTTCTATATATTTATCGCCTTCACTTGAAGTAGTTGTAGCACTTACTACATTATTTGGTTTATCACTTAATAAACTACTATGTATTTTTGCTATACTTATAGATTCTTTTGTTGCTGTTCCTGATGTTGATATAGCAGAGTTTATTTCTTCAATAGCAAATAAAGATACTGGTTTAAACAAATCAAATATTTCTACTCTAGTTAAACCAAATATTTTGCCTTTTGTACTTAGTTGATTACCTCCTAATATTTCTTTAAATACTTCTAATGAACTTTTATCTGATTCTAAAACATTACCTAATATGTTTTGTATTTCATTAAATTTATCTTCTGTAATATTTTTAACAGCATTTAATGCTTCATTATCTGGAATAAGATCTATAGATTCATTAAAATTTTTTTGAAATGATTCATAAGTTCCTAGTGTTAAAGTATTGCCTAAATTTTTTAAAGTTTGTTTTTGATTATATTCTAAATTATTATCATTTATTTTTTGTTTAAATCTACCAACACTAGCTTTTATATTATTTAATGCTTTTGCTTTATTTAAAGCTACAACTTTAGTAGATTTAGAAGAACCAGTAATAGAAATATTATCTAGTCCTGATCCCATATCATCAATTATAGATTCTAAATTAGATAAAGATAATGGCTTATTACTATTTAATTGGTCTAAAGCTATTCCTTGTAATTTTTCTATTTGTATATTAGCTTCTACTATTGCTGTATCATCTGTGCTTCTTCTGTTTCTAAAAGTATTTATTTCTTGATTAATGTGTTGTTTATTAGCATTTGTAAAAAATAATTTTTTTGCTTCTTCATTATTAAAAATACTACCATTTGGTAATTTTACTTGTAAATCTTCATTACCATTAAATATATTTTGTATTTTTCTTAATTGTTCTTGTGTTATTTTAAAGTCACCATTTTCATTTGTTTCAAACAAAACTGATCTAAATTTATTATATTCTTTATAACCAGCTAATTCTTTCCATATATCTTCAATTTCACTTTTTGATATTAAATCAGGATCAATTTTGTTTTGAGATAATATTACATCAGCTAACTCTTTTGTAAGTGCTTCATTCTCTGGTCCATCTTTTAATGTTTTTATCCTATCTATTATTTTATTTTGTCTTTGCCCTAAACCATTTAATAATTTTGTTCTTGCTCTATTTGCATTTTCTTTTGCTTCTGATTTTAATAAAGGATTAACTTTATTTCCAACAATAATATCAAAAGTGCTTTGAAACTCTTTTGGTATATTTTCTCTCATTGGTTCTAATACTGAATTTAAATTTCCTGCTAACAATTCTGTATTACTTCTATTTGATGGATTACTGTAAAAATCAGTAGTAATATCTGTTATCTTTTTTTCTACAGAATTTTCTAAAGTATTTAAATAAGTTACTTTTGCAGCTTTATTGTAAGCATCATTATATATTGATCCACCAGCTTCCATTTTATTTATATATGGAACACCATCTTTAATAGGTATTTCTGCAACACTTGCATCTTGTTCAGCTTGTCTTACAGCATTATCTTGAGCTTGTCTAAAAAATACATTACTTACAGTTTGACTAGCTTGTATTAAAGATTTAGCTATAGATTCTTGACCAGTAGTATCTATAGATATATTATAGTTTACCTTTGGTTTATCTGCTGTTCTTATTCTTCTTGTATCTTTATATCTTGTTACCATTATTATCCTTTAAATGTATATCCACTATTTGCAAAACCTGTTGTTTTCCCTGGTCCACTACTACTTACATTTGTAACACCACCAGGAGTGTAACTACTTGTAACTGTAGGTTTAGTAGGTGTTGGAGTTTTAACAGATAGATAATTACTATATCCACTAAAAGCTGTAGCTGTTGCATTTATGTAAGATGCAGTTCTTATAGAACTAGCATAACTAGGCATATTTCCTTGAGCAGTTAATACACCTATTTGTCTATCAGCTTGTGTATTAGCTATAGTTAAATTAAATCTATTAGTTGCTACGTCTGCTCCAAATAATTCTTGTGCAGTTGATTTAATATTGTCTTTACTTGATGAACTAAAACCTCGATTGTAAGCAGTTAAAGCTGATAAATCTTGTTCTAGCAGTCTTCTTCTTTCTATTTCTTCTTCTCTAGCTTGAATTGCATTTATTCTTTTTTGTTCTTTTACTTCAGTAATTTGTTCAGATGTTTGAAACTTCATCAAATCATTACTGTTTTCTGCCATTCTTGCTTGAACTTTTCCTTGATATATTTGAGAGCCAGCAGTTATTGCTGTTGCCGCTACTGCCGCTGATACTGGATCACACATTAAAACATATACTCCATAATTAATCCTGTTATTCTTACTGGTAAAGGATCTGATTGTGTTATACTAACTGTCGCATCTTTATTATAACCTAACAAATAGAAATCTCTTTTACCTGTTATTGGTGTAGGTGCATTTGATAAATCATCTGTTACTTGTCTAAGTGTAAGTTTGTTATTTGATATAGTAGTAGCTAATGCAGAGTTTAAACCTAATACTACTTTACTAATTCTTTTAGGTTTACCTTGTAAAGAACCAGTTGTTACTACTGTTTCTACTGGCATAGTTTCTACTTCTACATCATAATCATATCCTACTGTAATAGTTGTAGTATCGAATCCAGAAGACAGTTCTAATACACCACCACTAGTTACTGCAAATGTACCCATATGATAATCACCACTACGTACATTTACAGTTTTACTAGCATAATTACTTAGTCCTGTAAATGTAGTACCAGCACTTCCTATTGTAAAAGTACTTGAATGATCTAATGTATTTTCTTCTGTTCCCATTTCTTCTATATAATAAGTTGAATTCCTATATACTGTAAAGAATAATCTACTTCCTACTGCTTCTATACTTTTAAATGTAGCACCTGTTGTTGTTTTCCATTCTGTCCAACCAGCTAATTTTTCAGAACGAACTGCATGAAACACACCAGCAGTACCATCTGTGTTTATAAATATTGCATAAGATTCTGGTCGTTCTGCTGTACCTTGTAATATAGTCATGTCTATTGGAGTATTTATTAAATGACTAGCTAATACACTAATGTTTGTAGCTGAGTAAGATAATTCTAAATCTGTAAATAATAATTCTCTTACTGCTCTACCATGCTTTTGTACAAACAAAGCACCACCTTCTAATGTTTTTATATTTACATGACTACATCCATGTGTAGTTTGTCTACGTGCTGTAAAATTACTAGGAGTTAAAACAGATTGTGTAGCTTGTGGAGCAAAAAATTCTCCATTAGCTGTAAATATAAGTAAATGTCTATTAGATTGTAAATGTCTTATGTCAGCTACTTGTGATGCACCGATAGAAGATTGTATGCTATCTGCATCATCTGATTCACCAAGATCAAAATTAAAATATTGATCTACTTTAGATGCCCATAACCAATCTGGTAAACTTGATGAACCACCAAACCACAACCTACCATCATGAAATGTTGCTGAAGCTGGATAACCTCTTACTGTACTAAAAACTTGTTCTTGCCATTCTGTATTTGCTTGATTTGGACTTGTAATAAATACAGCAGTTCCACCACCAGCATCAGTGTTATCTGCATTAGTAGATCCACCAGCAGTGAAACTATAACTATCTTCATTTAATACTGTTATGGTTCTTGCTCCGTTAATATTACCAGCAGTAATTGTATCTACTGTATTAGCACCAGCTATAGTAACACTTGCATTATTTGTTAATCCATGTAAAGGATCATTTACAGTAATTGTTTTTGTACCTACTGCTGTAGTAAAAGGGTCATTGATTAATTTTTTTTTCAATGTGCCTTCTATTGTAGCTGTAACTGTAGTTGCATTTGTGTGTCCTGTAATTTCTAAAGTAGTATTTTCTATTTTAATATAAGAACCTACATAATCAGCATTAAAATGATCTGCACTAGATGTAATTGTTACTGATCCTGTAGTACCACTTGATGATAATGTTACTGCACTAGATGCAAATTTATAATATGGTTGGTATACATTTTCTGTATCAGTATCAAAAGCAAAGTTAGATCTACTAAATGCTGTAAGACTTGTTCTTGTTATAACTTGTGTTGCCATACTAGGATGAGTAATAATCATAGTATCACCAGCTTGTGTAAATTGCATTTCAAATAAAATAGATGTTCCCCAAGGACATGATGTAATAGTTTGCGTTAAACTATCGTTTCCTAAATAATATATATCTACTCTTGTATTACTAAATGCACATATATACTGTTCATTATCATCAAAATCAAAACCTACTAGTCTAGCATTGCCAGGTAAACTTGCATATCGTTTTGTACCATTACGTCTTTTAAAACCACCTTGTGAAAACAAAGATACATTTTGCATTTTCTTTGCTCCATTTGTATAGGCAGTAGTATCACTACGCAAGTTCATCATAGGATCTAATTCACCAGCCTGAAAAGTTGTTTTTAATTGTCTTAGTATTGCTCTAGTTTTTGCCACACTTACTCCACAGTTCCAGTAATATTACCAAGTCCTGTTGAGTTACGAGTATTAGTGAATCTAGTAGTACGTAACCTACTGGATGTTCTTTGTTGTGCATCTAAGTTTTTAGCTAAAGCTATTTGTCTTTGTGATTTTACTTCTAATGAATCTGATAGTGATGTATTTTGTGCTACAGCAAAAGCAAATATAGAAGCTAGTACTAATTCTGCTGAGAATATAAAATATGGTGGAAAGAATACTTCAGGATTTGTTGCTGACTCATCATAAAAAGTATAATCTGCATACACAGTATCAGAAGATACTGCATCATTATAAACCATATCTCCGTATCTTTCAAATTTTATAGGTGTATCATTTACAAACACACCATGTAATCCTACTAAATCTGATGGTAATTGATATGCTGAATCCCATCTATGATCTGGTGCATCAGTTAATCTTGAAAGTTGTGCTTGTTTACTAGCAAACCTCCAACGATAACTTGATAACATATTTTTAATTGTATCTAAGTACAAGTTACTTGCTACTGTACTTTCTGTTGTGCCATCTGAAAAAGAACTAATAGGACTTGCTCCTATCATTACTAATGCTCTTGCACATATATCTATCTTTGTTGTCGCCATATAATGTTAGGGGGAGTTTCCTCCCCCTACTCCATTAAGTACCGTTAGTTGTTGTAACAGTTGCCGCACCTGTCGCACTTGTTACGACTAATACATCTACTGTTTCTGTACCACCTGTTGCACCGACTGCTATAATAACATCATGTTCTTTTAGCTCGTTGGTTGAACTACTAAAGTAGCCACTTCCAACAATAGTACTGACTGCATCAGTAGATTTGTATATCCAAAGTCCAGGGTTAGCACCACCGACTTTAAACAATGAAGTTGCTGTATAAGCCATGTTTACCCCCTATTCAGTTATTTGCACTTCAAAGACTGCGTTATCGTCAATTAAGACAACACCCAAACTCATATATGCTGTTATTAAATTAGACACTCTTTCTGGAATGTAGTTGATTTCTGTGGTTACATCTGCACCCATAGCTACACCTACTCCAGATCTGTGATATGCAAAACATTGTCTTCTACCACCTGTTACTGGTAGTCCACTATGTGTCATCCACAAGAATCCAAGCCATCTTTTAGCAACCATACCACCTTTGTATGGAAGTTCATCTGGTCCAATGAAGTCTGCATCAGCAAACGCATTGATTGCTAATAGATCAATCCAACCATCAGGTGATACTACAAAGTATCTATCACCATCATCAGGTATATCGCCTTCACCCATTGATCCAAATACACCATTTATCTTAGCTAGTGTTAAACCCTCTGAGTCAGAGTTACCTGATAGGTTTGATGTTCCATCAAGAGCAGTAGTAATTAGTTCGTCAGTCTTTCTTCCTAACGCACCAGCACTACTCTGTGCTACTACCATTCTTTCATCAATGTTGGTTTTTAGTTCGTCTAGTCTATCGACATAGTCAGCACTAAAGAAATCTTGTAGTGTAACTGTTACGTTTGTATGGTCGATATTCATGATCGGCACTTGTCCATGTCTTGATTTTTGGACAGCAGAGCCTTTTCCTACTTTTTGAAAAACTGCTTGATTACCATTCACACTTGGTTTTTGTCTGATGGTGTCTTTAAGTTTTGATCCCATTCGCTGATAAGCCATGTGAACATCACTCTCAAACTGTTTTATAAAAGCAGTGCTTATTCCTATAGACATAAGTCCTCCTTATTAAGTTAAAAAAGTTTCACCGAGTTTATCCAGCCTATCTTTGTAAGGTTATCCAAATGGGCAATACTTCAATACTCTGGGACTGCTATATAAATCTATATATTATATTAATGTTTTTTGCAACGAGAAAATTTTACAAAACTTAAATTATTATTTTTTGTAATCTTAGAATCAAAGGTACAATTAAGATGTTTAAGAAGTTTTACTGCTTTTTCATTACCAGTATGTACATAATTGTACATATATTCATAAGGTTGCTGTAAAAAATCTACGTATTTTCTACTTAATAATGCTAGTTTTAAAGGTTTTGTATATGCTTTTTTAGTAGCTAACATCCATAATCTTGCTACACCTATACTTTCTCCTATAGTTCCACCACACAAAACAGGTTCTTTATCAAAGAATAATGTAAATGTTTGTGCATTTGTACAAGTAAAAGGGTAAAGCATAGACTCTATAGGTTTAGATCCTACAGCATCTAACTCTATAATGTCTTCCATTCGCATATTGTTTCCAATATATCTAGCATCTTTTTCTGTACTTGGTCTTACTTCAATAATCATTTATATAATTTTTCAAATGCTGAGTCTATCTGTCTTATATAAGTTTCATCTCTACTAGGTGCGTGCCAATATCTTCTGTCCTTCATCATCTCTTGTAAGTCTTCTTTTGTTTTACCAGCAATAAAATTATCAGGAGTTTGTGTTATAGTATTTTGTAACATACCCATAATTTTTTCTACTGCTTCTACACCTTGTGAAGTAGAACACATCATTTCTAACATA